AAACATCAAAAGAAGAACGAGATAGATTGATGAAAGAGTTTTTAGATAAAGGTGGCAAGATAGAAAAATGCGAACCAGGTTATCCTCTTAATGTAGGTAGTTTAGATAAAAGTAGAAAACCTGCTTGGACTAGAGAAGAAATTAAAAAAGGCGTAAAAGGTAATGCACCTATGCCTGATTTAAGCACATATAAACCAGGATCGTACCACGATTTTGATGTAGGGGGAGATAAACCACCTCGTTGGGAATATCAACCACCTAATAAAATGGCAGGTAAATAATGATTAGAGTTTTTATAGGATATGATAATAATGAGAAAGTAGCATTTAGTACTTTGAGTCATAGTTTATTAAAACACTCTACTCAACCCATTGCTATTACACCTATAAGATTAGAAAATATAAAAGATATTTTTGTAAGAGAAAGATTAAAAATACAATCAACTGAATTTGCATTTAGTAGATTTCTTGTGCCTTATCTTTGCAACTATTCAGGACACGCAATCTTTATGGATTGTGATATGTTAGCAAGAGCAGATATAAGTTTATTGTGGCGACAAAGAACTACAAAGTATGCTGTTCAATGTGTACAACACGATTACACACCTAATAGTACGGTTAAGTTTTTAAATCAACCACAAACACCTTACCCTAAAAAGAACTGGTCTAGTATGATGATATTTAATAATGCTAAATGCACAGCACTTACACCTGATTATGTCAATAGTGCTACAGGATTAGAACTTCATCAATTTAAATGGTTAGAGAATGACAATTTAGTAGGTAAGATAGACGAAGAATGGAACTGGTTAGTAGGTGAATATGAAAAAAGTAATAATGCAAAATTAGTACACTTTACCGAAGGTGGACCTTATTTTAAAAATTATAAACATTGTGATTATGCCGAAGAATGGTTTGACACATTTAAAGAAACAACAAGAACGGATATGTAATGGATAACTTATACGAAATATATTTGGAACAGGCAAAGTTAATGCACAAGGATCCAAAAGTCTGGAAAGGTCATATGATAAAAAGATATATGCCACAGATAAAAGACATAATAGAAAAATATAACATAGATACAATACTAGACTATGGTTGTGGTAAAGCACAACATCATCCAGATAGTTGGAATAGTTACAAGTATGATCCTGCTGTACCTCAATTTGAAAAGAAACCTGAGGCAGGTCGTAAGTTTGATTTAGTAATTTGTATTGATGTATTAGAACACATACCAGAGGCAGATTTACCTAGAATTATAAAAGAAATATTTGATTATTCAGACAAGTATGTATTTGCTACTGCCGCTGTAAAAGAAGCAGGTAAAACATTACCTAATGGTATGAATGCTCACGCAACGGTACAACCTGAAGAATGGTGGAGAGAACTATTTAAACGCATATGAAGGGTAGATTTACTTTAGATTTTACAACTAAAAAACCTACAAAGAAAAAGA